TAAAATAAAATTAGAATTACAAAGGAAGAAGAGTGTTATAGGAATATAATACAGACATTCAAAGACTCTTTTTGCGTATGATGCTGACTAATGCAGAATTATACACTAGAGTTATGAACATTATGAATCCACAAAACTTTGATAAGTCGTTAAGACCTGTCGCTGAGTTTATGTCGGAGTATAGTGAGAAATATAGTTTTTTGCCAGACAATGAACAAATCAAAGCAACGACAGGAGTTGAACTTGAAATCATTGAAGATTTCGGTGACAAACATACTGATTGGTTTTTATCAGAGTTTGAAAGTTTTACAAAGAGACAAGAATTAGAAAGAGCAATTCTTAAGTCAGCCGATATGCTTGAGAAGGGTGATTTCGGTCCAGTTGAGAAATTAATTAAAGACGCAGTACAAATAAGTTTACAGCGTGACATGGGTACAGATTATTTTGCTGATCCTAAATTACGTATCAACAAATATTTTAATAGTGGTGGACAAGTATCTACTGGCTGGCCACAAATGGATAGATTGTTGTATGGTGGATTTAGTCGTGGTGAATTGAATATCTTTGCTGGTGGTAGTGGTTCAGGCAAATCATTAGTGATGATGAATATTGCATTGAACTGGTTACAAGCAGGACTAAGCGGGGTATATGTTAGTTTAGAATTGAGTGAGGAATTAACTAGTTTACGCACGGATGCAATGTTAACTAGCATGAGTACTAGAGAGATCCGTAAAGATATTGATACTACAGAATTACGAGTTAAGATGGTAGGTAAAAAGTCAGGACAATATCGTGTTAAGGGTTTACCTGCACAAAGCAATGTAAATGATATCAGGTCATATTTAAAAGAAGTACAGATACAGACTGGGATCAAAATTGACTTTGTGATGATTGATTACTTAGACTTGGTTATGCCTGTTTCAGTTAAAGTTAATCCTAATGACCAGTTTATTAAAGACAAGTATGTAAGTGAAGAATTGCGTAATTTAGCAAAAGAGTTGGGTATATTAATGGTAACTGCAAGTCAGTTAAATCGTAGTGCGGTTGAAGAAATTGAATTTGACCACAGTCATATTGCAGGTGGTATCAGTAAGATTAACACCGCAGATAACGTGTTCGGTATCTTTACAAGTCGTAGTATGCGTGAACGTGGTAAGTATCAAATTCAGTGTATGAAGTCACGTAGTTCTACTGGTGTGGGACAGAAAATTGACTTAGAATACAACATTGAAACTATGCGTATCACTGACGAGGATCCTGACGGATATGCGGATCAGCAAGCAAAATATCGCCCAGCACCAAGTCCCAATCAGATTATGAGTCAATTAAAACCCCAGTCAACATTGACTTCTGATGCTCCATTTGACGGTGGAACAGTCGTAGATAATCCTGTAAAGGGCCCTGTAGACGTACAGGGAGCAAGATTAAAAGCTATGCTTAATGCAATGCGTAAGTGATAAATATAATTAGGAATCAACTTTATGGAACGCAAAACCCGTAGTCTATTAGAAGAATTAGAAGCACTTGGTAGCAACCGTGACACTAAACATGTCATTGAAAGCCGTGCTCATAATATCATCACCAGCGCAATAAATCTCATTGAAATGATTAACAAACATTACGATCCTGAACGTGCCGCTGTGTTAGAACGCAAACTATTAAGTGCTATCAAAGCTAAGGATCAAGCTAGATTCTCTAAAAGTTTGAGAAAACCAAATGAAACTGAATGACATTCAGAATGAGGGTATCGGGGACTCATTAAAAACTGCGGGTCGAGCAGCCGCAGGATTAAGTGGACAGGTTGCTAGCGCAGTCGGTGGAAAATTAGCCTCTGCTGGCGGTGTACTTGCAAGTGGATTTGGTCGTGCTGTGGGATTTGACGCATCTCAAAATTGGGCGGCAAATCATCAAAAAGGTATGGCTAGACAGAAGTTTATAGGTACTTTTGTTAGCAAGATCCAAGGCTTTCTTGCTAGCACAGAAGAAGCATATAAAGACGATATAGCATTAATTCAAAAGAAACAAGCCGAGGCTAGAGCCGCACAACAGGCTCAAGCGCAAGGTCAGCCAGTAAAAGAATCTTTTGACTACCAAATGAAATTAAGAGTAGCATTAAAAGAGGATCAAGAAGTTGATAATTTTATCAAACAATATGCTGGAACAATTGAACAAGCAATAACCAGCTATATGTCTGGAAATTTAGGAAATTTAGCTACCACAGTTAAAAGTACATCACAGCAGATTGCACAAATGATATTAAACAAACAGAATCCTGTTAATTTAATACAACAATTAGGTGGACAAATATTTGACCATTACTATAGCACACAGAGAAAAGACTTTGTACAATCACATCCAGCAGCCGACATTCCCCTAAGCTCTGACGGTGAACAAGTGTTGGCTGCACTAAAAAAACTCAATAAAAAAGAACAAGATATTGTTATTCAGAAGCTAAAACAGGGTGGAAATCTGTTCTAAACCCAAGTTTTTTTAGAAATGGCATAAATAAAAGTAGAGCCTATATGGTTCAAACTTTTAAAGGAAAATAAAATGTCAAACAATCTATTACATACTCATGGTGACGTAAAGCCAGTATTTGCTATCGACCAATTGAATGGTTCTGGCGCAGTTGCAACTGGTATCCCAGTTCAAATCGCTGGTCCAAAATTAGACTTCTTCGTTATTGACTTAGGCGGTGACGCTTCTGCTCAAGTAGGTCTTGATGGTGCAGTTGATTCAGTTATCAAGTGTATCACTCAATTAGCTACAACTCACTTCTTCCAAGTTGACGGTGACAAGTTGTCTATCGCTACTTATCCAGTAGCAGCTTGGGATCCAAGCGACCTACAAACTGCTATCCGTGCTTTAGGTACAGTTAACGGTTACAGCTTATCAGGCGCACAAGTACAAAACAACGGTTTCAATCTATATTTTGATTAATCTGATTTAGAGAAATCACAAAACCCAAGATTTATTCTTGGGTTTTTTTACCTCTATTAAATACTGTATGGGAACAAGAATTAGATGCTACACATTGTTTGATATCACTAAAACAGATATTACGAGTCGTAGACCTCCGCTAGACATGACAAACAAAGATGCGTCAGAGTGGGAACAAAAAAGAAACACACAATGTAACCTAGATACTATCATACAGGTTATATCACTACGGGCACAGCCAGAAAACATAAACATAACAGTATGTGAATCAGTTGATTTGATAGAATTTGACAACTTTGGATTCTTAATTGAGTCTGCTGAACCGTGTAACATGTGGCATTTTGATTTCTATATCAATCATTCAGGTGTATTCATGGAAAACGAGAACGAGTTGGGTGCATTATATACGGATTGTTCGGGCGTGCCCATGATAAAAATACATGACCGACAAATTACATTACCAGACTTCTTAGATACAACCCCGGAATTACGCAACATTTACTTTGAGGTGCTTTCATATGAATGAACAAAAACTATACAATTCTCTACACAAACTATTCAGTATTGAGAATCTAAACAAATTAAAAGATAAAGCAGTTTATAAAGACGGCAACTCATATAAGTTGTTTGAACAATACGAGATAATTGCTATTCCCACTGGATTTAAAATAATGAAATTGGGTACAGATACTTCAAACATATTCTCTTCCCTGCAATATGCAGTGACATGGGCAGTTTTGAATAAACGCAATCTAATCTATGAAGAAAATCGTGTGCGTGACTTGGATACTGAATTAGCAAGCTTAGAAGTTATTATAAAATCCGCTGAAAATGCTAAGAAAAAAGCAAAATTAGACTTTTTAAGATACAATAGACTAGCTGAGGCCAGATACAAAAAACAAGCAATTCTAGAGGAATTAAATAGCTATATGATTCAAACTAAACGCTGGCAACTTAAGAAATTTAAGGAATCTTCTCTTTAATTTTATTTGAAGAAAGATAAATACATTATCGTACTTTAGGAATACCTATGAAACTAACCGAATTTAACCGTAAACCATCAATGATGGCTAAGAAAGCTTTAAGAGAGAATTTTAATACCTCTTTGAACTTTGACAAATTGTCAATGTCTGACACAAGAACCATGTTACGTAAAGTAAAGGGTCTAATCAGCGAAACTAGACAATCAAATGCTATTCATTCTAGCGAACAAAATCCAGCATACTTGAAACTAGTATTCATGGAACAAGCTTTAGCACATCACTATGGTGAACTAAAAGCACAACCAATGTACAACAGTCGTATCGTTGTTGAGAACGAACAAGTTGAGAAATCACAAGTTGTTCTAGCAGTTAAAGATATGGTTGACAGCGTACAGAAAATGGTTGAAGAAGTTTCTGATATGTTAGTAAAAGAATTGCCAGCTGTTATTGATAGCGTTAACAGCGAAATTGGTACTAACGAAGGTGAGCAATTCAGTTCACAAGCCAATGAAGCACTAACAACATTGCAAGCCGCATTGACACAATCTAAGACAAGTTTACAAGCCGCACTAGGTGTTGTAACAGGTCAAGGTGGTGGATTTGACGCAGGCATGGGCGGTCCAGAAATGGGCGGTGGTATGCCTGATATGGGTGGCGAAGAAATGGGCGGTGGTATGCCTGATATGGGTGGCGAAGAAATGGGTGCTGAGATGCCTGAAGAAGAACCAGAAGCGCCACCAACAAGCGTAGGCCGCGCAAAAAGATAATGCGTCTTTTTGAGTTTGATAACAACGATCCGTTGAGAGTGAAGTTGACTGCGGTAACAAGTCAACTTCAATCCGACCTTCAGAATGCAAACTCAGAAGATCCAATGAGTACAGACGCATTTTTAAATCTATTACGTAAGAACGAAATTGTAATAGATAAAAGTGATATCTATGATATCATTAAAAAAGAACCACTAGTTCACTTTATCAAAGACATTGAGGATGATAAAGTTATATTCAGAGGTCAAGTGTTAGCAAAACAACCTATCGATCCTGACCAATCAGAGCAAATAGTTGCTCAAATGGCTAAAAAAGCAGCCAAATAGAATTGACAATTGGACTATAATCAACTATAATTGATTATATGTACAATCCTAATAAATTCAAATACGAAGCATTAAAACGCATAGACACACCTGAAGGGCGCAGATACGCAACACCCGATGGTAACAAACTACCCTCAGTCACTACAATATTAGACGCTACTAAGTCAGAAGAATCTAAACAAGCATTGGCTAATTGGCGTAAACGAGTTGGCGCTGTTCAAGCACAAGCAATCACAACAGAAGCCGCAGGTCGCGGTACACGTATGCACAAGTGGCTTGAAGATTATATTAAGACAGGTGAGATAGGTACACCCGGAAGTAATCCATATTCAATACAAAGTCATGCAATGGCAACTAGCATCATTGCACAAGGACTATCTAAATGTAATGAATACTGGGGTACAGAAGTTCCGCTTTACTTCCCTTCAGTTTATGCTGGTACAACAGACTTGTGCGGGGTGCATGATAATGCAGAAGCTATCATGGATCATAAACAGACAAATAAACCTAAAAAACGTGAATGGATTGATGACTACTTTGTTCAGTTAGCTGCCTACGCTAATGCACATAACGAAGTGCATGGTACAAAGATACGTAAAGGTGTCATTTTTATGTGTTCAGCTGCCAATGAATATCAAGAATTCATCATTGAGGGTGCTGAATTTGACAAGTACACAGACATGTGGTTCAAACGATGTGAGGGATTCTATCTGAAATACCTCTAGTCCAATCTACTTTAGATTGATAAATAGTATATAATCTTTCCTTAAGAAAAATATACTATGGCCATAATTCAGATTTCAAAAATTCAACACCGTACAGGGGCAAATGTAGATTTGCCTCAACTGTCTGAGGGCGAACTAGGCTTTGCCACAGACGAGCAAAAGCTGTATATTGGTAACGATCCACTGTTACATCCCCCTGCAAACAACAGTACGACTACCCAAGTTGAAATATTAACAGAAGTATCCACATTACAATACGCTAAACTAGAAGGTGGTGCTAATACTGCTCTTAACTTAGCAAACACTTATCCAGGACAAGTAATGGTTCTGGCAGCAGACGGAAACACTTGGGTCAATGCTGGTGGAAATGTGTTAGATGCAAGTAATACTACAATTATACCAGGATATGGTGTACATTTAGGTGATGCGGCTAATATCAAAGTAACCGGTGGTATCAACGGATATGTGTTACAAACAGACGGTCAAGGTAATTTATCTTGGACAAGCGCTGGTATTATCCAATATCAAATCACTAATATATCAAAAGCAAATCCTGCAGTTGTCACAACTAGCGCCAATAATCAAATTACAACTGGTGTGCCTATTACTATTTCTGGTATTGGTGGAATGACACAAATCAGAACAGCAGGTGAAAGCGGTACTAACAAGTTTTATGCCCAGCGTATTGATAATACTAGTTTTTCTTTGTACAAAGATACTGCGTTTTCAATAGCAGTTGATAGTACAAGTTTTACTACTGCTACTTATGATGCTAACAGTTTAGTAACAGTTTCATTCTATAGTCAAGGTACAGGTAGTCCAGGTGGTTCAAACAATCAAATTCAATTGAATGACGGTACAGGCGGCTTTGCTGGTAGTGCTAACTTAACATTCAGTAGAATCACAAATCAATTAACAATTGGTGGTAACTTAGTTGCTAACGTAGTAACTGCTAATAGCTTTAGAGGTCCTGTAACAGGTAGTATTGGTGCAACTACACCTAATACTGGTGCATTCACTAGTATCACTGCTACAACGACAGCCGCTATTACTGGTAATGTAAATGCAGGAAATACAAACATCTCAGGTATTGCTAATATAGTTGGTAATTTAAACGCAGGTAATATAAGAACAGCAGGTACAGCCAATGTAGGTAACTTAAATATTGTTGCTAATGTAACTTCTAATTTAACACCAAATGCTAATGTAACTATTAACTTAGGATCAAGTTCGCAGAATTGGAAAGATGTATTTGTTGGTAATTCAATTTCGTTAAACGCACAATCTATTACATCAGATGGTACAACTGCAACTATTGCGGGTAATTTAAACGTTGGCAATGCTAATTTAGGTAATATTGCAACTGCTAATTATGTTACGGGTACATTAACAACAGGAGATCAACCTAATATTACTAATGTCGGTACATTAGTTGACTTAACCGTTAGAGGTCCAGTTGATTTAGGTAATGTAGGTAATCTAACAATAGGTGGCATCACAGCAAATTATGTATTAACAGTTAAATCTGATGGTTCAGGTCTTAACTGGTTACCAACACAACAAGTTATTACTAACCCCGGCGGTGTTGATACATATGTTCAATTTAATGACAATGGTGTATTTGGTGGTAATGCTAGATTAGCATTTAATAAAGTTTCAGGCTTGTTAACTACATTGTCAGTAGCAGGTGATGGTGCAAACTTAAGTAATTTAACTGGTGCAAACGTCACCGGAACTGTAGGTAATGCAACTAAAGCAGGTACTGTCACAACAGCCGCACAACCTAATATTACATCAGTTGGTACATTGACAAGCATTGCAGTTACGGGTAATGCAAACGTAGGTAATTTAGGTACTCCTGGATTAATAGTAGCAGCCGGTAACGTGATTGGTGCTAATTTAAATACAACAGGAGCACTAAGTGTTACAGGTAATGCAAACGTAGGTAACATAGGTGCAACAGCCGGTGTATTTACAAGCAACGTAAGTGGATTAAACGTTAGTGTTTCTAATTTAACAACTACTAATACACTAACTGTTAACGCTACTGCTATAATAGGTACCATTAACGCAGGTAATATCAGTACTACTGGTAACATAAGTGCTGGGGCAAATCTATACGCAACAGGTAATCTAACTGTTACTGGTAATGCCGCAGTAGGTAACTTAAACGTAGGTGCTGTTGTAGCAGTTGGCGCAATTAGTACTACTGATAATTTAACAGTAACTGGTAATATAACATCTGGTAATATTTCTACTGGCAGAGGCACGTTTAGTGGTAACGTAAGCTCTGGTAACTTATCAACTTCTGGTAATTTAACTGTAGGTGCAAATACATCTGTATCTAACTTAGCAATCACTGGTAATATTACTGGTGCGTTGTTGCCAAGCGCAAATGTAACATACAATTTAGGATCACCAACACAGCGTTGGAAAGATTTATATCTATCTGGTAGCACAATTTATTTGGGTGCTGCCGGAACACTATCTACTGATGTAAATGGTGCATTATCTATCAGTGGTAATTTATCAACTACTGCAAATGTAATTTCAGGTAACTCTATAACCGGTAATCTTTCAGCTACTGGTAATGCAGACGTAACCGGTAATGTAATAGCCGGCAATGTATACGCTAACAGTGGTACAGTTGGTGCATCAAAATTAGCAGGATCATTAACAACAGCGGCTCAACCTAATGTAACTAGTGTGGGTAGATTGACTGACTTAGCAGTTGGTAATTCTACTGTTTATTCTACTTTTGGTAATGGTACTATATCTGCAAATAGCGTTAGCGTTGCGGGTAATATCTACTTGACAACTACTACACCAATTAATATCAATGGTTCAGTTGGAGTTAATGGACAAGTACTAAGCACAACAGGTACGGGTGTACAATGGATTACATTAAGTCCGAATAGTATTTTCAACGGTACAAGTAACGTAAGCGTATCATCAAGCGGTGGTAACGTTACGGTATCAGTAGGTGGAACATCTAACGTAGCAGTAGTATCATCAACTGGTGTAAATGTTGCCGGTACACTAAGTGCTACAAGTTTAAAATTACCCGGTGGTACTGTAGGACAAGCGTTAATATCTGATGGTGCAGGCGGATTGATATTTGGTAGTGGAAAAGCATATGCTGTATCTACAATCAATAACTTAGTAGCAGGTTCTGCATTAGTATTTGATGTAGACTATAGCAATGTAACTTATCCAGCAGGTGTATTTACATTACGTCAATTAGGTCCAGTATCGTTTAGTATGTCAGATACATGGTCTAGTGGTGGTACAAGCAAGAACGCATACACTAATGGTGTAGCAAGTATTGTAAACACACGTGATATCACACTTACATTGACATTAGCCAATGCTACATTTGCAGTTAATACTGCTACTGATTCTATTGTTGTCGGTAGTACAGTAATTTCTGGTGCTAATTTAGCAAGCTTGAATATTGCAACTAACGCAGGCGGAACTTATTCTATTCCTGCTAGTTTGTTTGCGGCAAGCGCACAAACAGTAGCACCAAGTCCAGTAACTATCTCTGCAACATTGACTACAAATCGTGGTCAGTTTAATACATCTGGTACTAATTTAACAAACAACCCATACTCAGCATTTAATATTAGCTTTAGTGGAAGTTGGACATCTTCTTCTGTTCCTTTCTGGAACGTTAATCAATCATTCAACTGGAATTCATCGTTGACTGGTACAGTTAACAGTGGTAATGTAAAATATACACAAGTAAGTAATCCTACAGTAACAGGTACATTATCTTCAGTTGGCGGAACATCAGGTACATCTGTATCACTAGACAGTTCAGTTAGCTATACAATTAGTACAACCGATTATGTTGGTATTGGTGCAAACGTCACTGCTGGAACATCAACAGTGGCTACATCTACTACATTGAATGCCGCAACTAAATACTATCCTTTATTCTATAAGATTACTGGAAGCAGTGCTAATCCTAACTTCATCACAGGTGATTCATATTTAACAAAGGCTTATGCAGTAGGTGACGGGGCAAATACTTCAACTACCGCATCTAACTATTTGTGGCTAGCAGTTCCTGGAGTAAGCACATCACATACATTCCAACACGTTGACCAAGGATTTACTGTAGCTGATACACCTGATGCAACATATCTAAATCAAACTATTGGTGGATATACATATCAAGTATATGGATTTACCAACTTCAGTGCCGCACTAAAAATATCAGTGACTACATAATAACAGGAAAATAAAAAATGGCAACATTCACTTGGGGTACCCCAACACAGATTAAGAATATGTTAGACCCTTCTAGTAGTAGTGATGCTACTACTAAAAGTTATGTAGATGGAAAGATTGCTGGTAGTAACACACAAGTTCAATTTAATAATGCAGGTAACTTTGGAGCTAGCTCCAATTTTACTTTTAACAGTACCACAAGTTTACTAACGTTAGTAGGTAATATTGCAGTAACTAATGCTAATTTAGGTAATGCTGTAACTGCTAATTTCTTTATTGGTAGTGGTAATAATTTAAGTAATATCCAAGGTAGTAATGTATCGGGTGAAGTTGCATATGCCGCAACTGCTAACAGCATTGCTGGTGCTAACGTGTCAGGTGCAGTTGCGTTTGCTACGACAGCCAATGCAGTAGCCGGCGCTAATGTATCAGGTGCAGTTACATTTGCTACAACAGCTAATACAGTAGCCGGTGCTAATGTAAGTGGACAAGTAAATTTTGCCGCAACTGCTAATGCTGTAGCAGGTGCTAATGTAAGCGGACAAGTAAATTATGCGGCAACTGCTAATGCTGTAGCTGGTGCTAATGTAAGCGGACAAGTAAATTTTGCTAACGTAGCAAACAATGTAGCCGGCGCTAATGTTAGTGGACAAGTAAATTTTGCCGCAACTGCTAATAGCGTAGCTGGTGCCAACGTATCAGGTCAAGTAGGTAATGCACTAGTAGCCGGAACAGTTTATACAGCATCACAACCAAACATTACAAGTGTAGGTACACTAACAAGTTTAGCGGTTACTGCCGTAGTAAATCCAAGTCTTGGTAATGCAGTTACTGCTAACTTCTTTATTGGTAGTGGCAACAACCTAAGCAATATTCAAGGTGCAAACGTTAATGGTCAAGTATTATATGCCGCAACTGCTAATGCTGTAGCGGGTGCTAATGTAAGCGGAGCAGTAGCATATGCAACAGTTGCTAATGCAGTAGCTGGCGCCAATGTGTCAGGTGCAGTTGCGTTTGCTACAACAGCCAATGCTGTAGCGGGTGCTAATGTCAGTGGTCAAGTTACATTTGCCGCAACTGCTAATGCTGTAGCGGGTGCTAATGTAAGCGGAGCAGTCGCTTATGCTACAACTGCTAATGCTGTAGCGGGTGCTAATGTCAGTGGTCAAGTTGCTAATGCATTAGTAGCAGGTACAGTTTACACTGCGGCTCAGCCAAATATTACATCAGTAGGTACATTAAGTTCATTAGCAGTAAGTGCCAATGTAACAGCAGGTAATGTATATGCTAATTCAGGAACAATTGGTGCTAGTTTATTAACTGGTACATTAACAACAGCGGCTCAACCAAATATCACTTCGGTTGGTACATTGCGTGATACTATATTAGGGTCAAGCAATTCATTATCGGGTGGTAACTTAGTAAGTGCAACATACCTTGGTGGTACATTAACAACAGCCACACAACCTAATATCACTTCTGTTGGAACATTGAGTTCATTAGCAGTAACCGCTAATGTAATAGCCGGAAACGTATATGCTAATGGTGGGACAATTGGTGCTACATTAGTAAATGGTACATTAACAACAGTCGCACAACCCAATATCACTTCAGTTGGTACATTGGGTAATCTAAGTGTAACATCTAATATCACTGCCGGAAACATTGAATCTACTGGCGCACTTAAGGGCGGCGCACTAACTGTACAAGATACAATCATTAATGGTAACTTAACTGTCACTGGTACTACTGCTTATGCTGACGTAGCAACATTAAACGTTAAAGACCCTGTTATTGAACAAGGTGGCAATCCAAACGGTGTTGCATTATCAAGCAATGACGGTAAAGACCGTGGTCAATTACTACACTATTACACAACACAACCCGTTGATGCTTTCATGGGTTGGAAGAACAACAATGCTGAATTTACATTTGCTAGCGAAGCATCAATTACAACCAACAATGTAACAATTGCTAAATTGGGTAATGTTCGTGCTGGAAATGCTATATTCAGTAATTTAGTAACTGCTAATTATTTTACCGGTACACTAACAACAGCGGCTCAACCTAATATTACAAGTACAGGAACATTAACAAGTTTAGCTGTTTCGGGTGATGAAACTGTAGGTGGAAACTTAGGCGTTACTGGAAACATTTCAGTTACTGGTTATATCTCTACAAACGCTAATCTTTCAGTCGCTACTAATATAACTGCTATCAATGTTTATGCTAACTCAGGAACTATAAAAGCCACAAATATAACAGGAACATTGACTACTAACGCACAACCTAATGTTACATCAGTTGGTACATTGGATAGTCTAAGTGTTACTGGTAACATTTCAACTTCTGCTAATTTATCAGTTACATCTAACATTACATCTGGTAATATATATGCTAATGCAGGAACTATTAAAGCCTCATTATTAACTGGTACAGTAACAACAAACGCACAGCCTAACATTACAAGTGTTGGTACATTATCTGAAATTAATATCACTGGTAATACTCTTACAGGTAATCTTACAGTAAACAATACATTAACGTTAAACACATTAACTGTAACAGATATTTCTATTAATGGTAATTTAGCAGTTAAAGATTCATTAGTTGAACTTGGTGGAAATCCTAACGGCACACCTCTTGCATTAAACGATGCAAAAGATAGAGGTACATTGTTACATTACTATACAACAACACCGGTTGATGCATTCATGGGTTGGAAAACCAGCTCAAGTGAGTTTGTATTAGCAAGCAGTGCTACAACATTAAACAATGCAATCACCGTTGTTACTTATGGTAATTTACGTGCAGGTAATGCAGTATTCAGTAACTTGATAACTGCAAATTATTTCACAGGTACGTTGACAACAGGTCAACAACCAAACATTACACAAACTGGTACATTGGGAACATTGAATGTCACTGGTAATATTCAATCCGGTAATGCAAGTTTGGGTAATCTAATCACTGGCAATTATATACAAGGTGTGTTGACTACAGCGGCACAACCTAACATTACAAGTCTAGGTACAGTAAGTTCTTTAGATTCTACTGGAAATATCACTGCTGGTAATGTATATGCTAACTTAGGAACAGTTGGTGCTAGCTTGTTAACAGGTAACTTAACAACTGCAAATCAACCAAACATTACAAATATTGGTACACTGGGTAATTTAAATGTCTCCGGTAACACAGTATCTGGAAACTTATATGCTAATACTGGCACAGTCAGAGGTAGTCTGTTAACTGGTACATTAACAACAGCCGCACAACCTAACATTACATCAGTAGGTACATTAAGTTCATTAGCAGTTACTGCTAATACAACTACAGGAAACATTAGCATTAGTGGTAATGCAAATACAACTAATTTAGGTGTCAGTGGTGTGTTAGTGATGACTGGCAATCTTTCTGCTGGTAACATAAGCACTCCTGGAATATTAACAGTTACTGGAAATGCAAGTGCAGGTAATATAAGCACAGGTGGTTTATTAAACGTCACTAGTACTGCAACAGTTGGTAGCTTGAGCACTAGCGGTGTAGTAACGGCAACCGGTAATGTATCCGGTGGTAACTTAACTACAGGTGGTGCATTATCTGTTACAGGAAATGCTAACGTAGGTAATATTGGAGCAACAGCAGGTGTATTCACTGGTACTATTACCGGTGGTAACATATATGCTAACTCAGGTACAGTTAGGGGTAGTTTGTTAACTGGTACATTAACTACTGCAAGTCAACCAAACATAACAAGCATTGGATCATTAAGTTCATTGACCGTTACGGGTAATATTGTTAGTGGAAATGCTAATCTTGGAAATACATTAATTGCTAATTATATACAAGGTACATTAATCACAGCAAGTCAACCAAACATAACTGCAATAGGAACACTAACTACACTTACTGTTACTGGTACTGCTACTGTCGGTGGATTAAATCTAACAGGAGATTTATCTGCACCAAATATAACAGCAAGCGGTACGCTAACAGTTATTGGTGACTCTAACTTAGGAAATTTAGGATTAAGTGGGTTTACAACAGTTACTGGTGCAATCACTGGTGGCAGTTTAACTACTTCAGGTACATTAAGTGTTACTGGCAATAGTTCAATAAGTAACTTGTCAGCAAGCGGTACAATAACAGCAACTGGAAACGTAACCGGTGGAAATTTAAGAACCGGTGGAAACATTACTGCAACAAATACAATTACTGGTGGTAATTTAACTACAGGCGGTACACTATCTGTCACGGGTAATGCAAGTGCAGGTAACATTAGTACAGTAGGAACATTTACTTCTACTGGTAATGCTAACGTAGGTAACTTAGGAACGTCAGGTTTAATAACAGCTACCGGTACTATTACCGGTGGTAATTTAACTACTGCTGGTAGATTAACCGTAACAAGTAACGCCAACGTAGGAAATATTGGTGCAACAGCAGGTGTGTTTACTGGTGCAATTACAGGTAGTACAACATTAAATGTCACCGGTAACGCTAACGTAGGTAACTTAGGTGCAACCGCAGGTGTTTTTACAGGTAACGTGTCAGCAGGTAATATTACTGCATCAGGAGCACTGATAGTTACTGGTAATATTACGATTGGTAGTTCAGGTGTACTACACGGACAACTTGGTGTATTGACCGTTGACGCAGACATAATTCCAACATCAAATATTACATATGATTTAGGTTCTGCTGTTAAGCGTTGGAATGACATTTATGCTAACACTACAGTATTTTTAGGAAATGCATCAATTGTAGCATCTGATACTACAATTACAATGTCAAATGCGTTCTCGGCAAATGGAATAACATCAACTGGAAATCTAAGTGTATCCGGAAAAACAAGTTTAGGCAGTGTGGCTAACGTGAGCATCACTGGCGGTAGCAGTGGACTTGTTCTAAGCACAGATGGTTCAGGTAATCTAAGTTGGATTAATCAAACCACACCTTCAGGTTCTAATACACAAGTTCAATTCAATGATAATGGATCGTTTGCTGGTAGCTCTAGTCTTACATTTAACAAAACTACAGGTAACTTATCTGCAACTTTATTAACAGGCACATTAACAACTGCGGCGCAACCTAACATTACATCAGTTGGTATATTAACAAGTTTGGGTGTGTCAGGTAATATTACTGGTGCAAATATAAAGAGTAATGGTTTAGCAAATATAACTGGTACTGCAAACGTAGGCAATTTAGTAACAGCGGGTATAGTTACTGCTACAGGTAACGTTACTGGTGGTAATCTAGTAACCGGCGGTGATGCAAACGTGACAGGAACTGTAAGCGCAGGAACTATTACATCATCAGGTTCTATAACCGGAACTGGTAATATTGCTGGTGGTAATCTTACAACTTCCGGGAATGTAACTGCTAACAATATTTCAGTTACTAGTAATGTAACAGTTACTAAATCAGTAAATACCGGCGACCTGACTTCTGCTAACATAACTGGTTCTGGATATGCTAACGTAACAGGTAATATAATCTCTGGTGGTTTTATATTTGCTAATAGTGGAAACATTCAAGGTAATAATATAACAGTTACTAGAACACTAACTACTGCCAATGTATCTGCAACAACAAACATCTCAACCGTAGATTTATCTGCTACAGGTAATATTAATTTTACTAGCACAAGCAATGTAAGTTTGGGTGCAGTTGCTAATCTACACATCTCTGGCGGCACAGCAAATTATATACTTAAGACTGATGGGTTAGGTAATCTAAGCTGGATTAATCCAGCAAGTACTCTAGCATCAGCAGGTAATACACAAGTTCAATTTAATGACTCTGGTAGTTTAGCTGGTAGCGGTTCTTTTACGTTTAATAAAAACACTGGGGTAGTAGCCGCAACACAATTCAATGGTAGTGGCGCAGGTTTAACAAATATCCCTTCAGCCAACATTGTTGGAACTGTGGCAAATGCAAACTATGCGGCATACGCAGGTAATGTAACTATAGCCGCACAATCTAATATCACTACACTAGGAACATTGGGTAATCTTTTTGTAACCGATGATTCAAACTTAGGTAATTTAACTGTAAGCAAGATAACAAATTTAGGTCCTGTTGCTAACGTAAAAATAACAGGTGGTAATGACGGATACATTCTTAAGACAGATGGTACTGGTAATTTAACTTGGATAGCGGCACCGGATACACATCCAGGTGGAAGCACAACACAAGTACAGTTTAATGATGGTGGTGTGTTTGCTGGTAATTCAGGATTTACATTTGATAAATCAAGTGGTAAATTATTTGCTACACATTTCAGTGGTACTGCAGGTAACCTAACAAGTATACCGGCAGGAAACTTAACTGGCACAATACCAGATACAGTTACTATTGCAGGTACAGTTGCTAATGCAACACAATCAAATGTTGCTAATTATGCAAGTAATGTAACCGGTCATACACAATCTAATATTACAGCAGTTGGTACTCTAACTCGTTTGCGTGTAAGTAATGCAGGTTATAATGAAACTGATGCATTTGGTATTGTAGGCACACATCAGTCAGGATATTTTTCTACTACAACAAGTAGTTTCTGGATTACATCCGCACCAAATGCAATTGTTACTACTCCTGGAACACCACCAGTAAATCCTGGATCTGGTTTTGAAATTGACCACGATATTAATCAAGTTACGTTCTTAAATGCAGGTTATCAAACTGTTACAGTTAATCCTAAGGGTGACTTTAAACCTAAGACAAGTTCTGCTGGCGGAACATTAGTTAATAACTTGGGCGGTAAAGCAGGTGGAACAGACTATGTAACTAACATCACCGGAACTCCTGCAGCTCCAGTAGCATATGGGTTGACAGATTACTATCAAGTAACACAAGATGCAACAAGTGGAAGCGGTACAGGTGCATTGTTTGAAATTTATACTGTAACAGCTATTGGCGGACAAGCATACGCTGTTATTGTAAATGATCCTGGACATGGTTATGCTGATGGTGATACTGTTACTATCCATGGTGCTAACTTAGGTGGTGCGACTCCTGCAAATAATTTAACATTCACTGTATCACAGACATGGGATGCCTATTGGAGAAATCTATATGTCGGTGATGTTAATATGAATAATGGTACAGGTAACTGGACATTAATGGCAGGGTCAGATGGATTATACTTACGTAACAATGATAATGGTAACAAGTATAAGATAACAATGACTGCTGTTCCATCAGGTGGACCTACTCCTCTAGGATAATAAGATAAATAATAGTGTTCGCTCTTAAATGAGAGTTTACGCGGAAGTCAACCGCGTAGGCCTAGAACGCCAACTAACTTAAAGGAAAAATAAAATGGCAGCAAGATTAAACAAGAAATTCTTCGGTAACCGTAACATTGGTACCGGCGGTGACCAAACAGGATCACTATCAAACAGTCAAAACTACGGTGATGACCGCATTGGTGGTGAAGGTGTAGCAAGTGTCACAATCAATACAGAAGGTACATATACTTCTGCATTACCTACAGTATCATTCTCAACACCCGATCTTCCAGGTGGTGTTCGTGCAACAGGTACAGTTCATGGTCATGCATTAACAGCAGTTGCAACAGCGGCTGGTAGTGGATACAACTTAGCTAATGTGTTGACATTACCATCAGGTAGTGGTATAATTACACCTGCAACATTTACTGTTACTGCGGTTACAGTAGTTAGTATCACGTTAAACAACGGTGGTACAGCAAACGATGTGGGTGATGAATTTACATTTGCAGTATCAGGATTTGCAACTCCGTTGAGAGTTCGTGTTACAGCCGCAACTACCGGAACTGCTACAGCAGTTTCTATTGTCAACGGCGGTGTATGGACAAGTGGTGCATTACCATCTAACACAATTGGCATGACTCGCACACAAGTTGCAGCCGGTCAAGACTATAACGGTCAAAACTTGCAAGTTAATATCACTGGATGGGGTGTTGCTACTGTTGCGGTTGCCCAACAAGGTGACTATACCAGTATCTCTAGCGGTGCAAAAGCAACAACAGTTACACCATCAGGTGGTTTAGGTGCTACATTGACTGTCACTTATGGTGTTAGCGGTGTTGTAGTTGATGAAAAAGGTTCCGGATATACAACAGTTGCAGATGCGGCTCCTACATTCAGTTCTGGTTCTGCAACAGCTACTTCAGTATTAACAACAGACAACGGTATTCCTTACAGTGCAGGTAATCAAGAGAATGCGTTGATTCCATATGCATATATCGGTGGAAGTCGTAAGATTGTTGATATTATCGGTCAAAAAGGTGCACGCCGTTATAAAGTAACAGACGGTACTAACGTAGCATTATGCAACTTAAAAACATCAGCCGCGGCAAATGCTGCTGGCGAAATGGACTTGACTGCATATGACAGTGCTGGTGGCGAGTATTGGGTTAAGAAAATCAATAACCGTCGTTGCACAGTTGTTCGTAAAGCATCAGGTGGCGGTACACAATTCGCTACAGATTCTAGTGTTCCATGGACATTAGATGCGGCAACACTTAACGTCAGTGTTAAAATCAATAACGCTTAATTTTTAAGCAACCAATAAAAAAGCCGCACTATGCGGCTTTTTTTGTGAGACTTTCTAGTTTATCTTTTACTATATCAAAGTTAACTGTATTGAACAATCCGCTATGTAATGGTTTTGGATAATGATGTACGTCTACCCAACAATATCCCACATGTTCTTCATTTAATACAGGGATAAATTCATCATCTATCTTACAAAAGAATGTATGATATGTGAATACGTTGTTTACAAATTTTTGAATGGGTATGAGTTTGGCATCTTTAGGAAAATAATCTATTTCTTCAATACATTCACGTTCTAGACCTTGAAACAATGTTTCTTCATCTTCAAGTTTACCACCAGGAATACCCCAAATGTTTACACCCCTTTCTTCATTGCGAAGTAGGAATAAAAATCTATTGGTATTATTTGCGTAGAAGAATACGCCTGCTGATATCTTTTCTTTTTTACTCATACATTAATTTATCTTGTATGAGTTGTTCCATTAAATTACTACAGAGAAGTCGCCGGCTGCATACCAGCCTTCGTATGATTTAACCCAAACACCATCTGTATATCTGTATTGTACATTGGTTGTTAAATTAGTAACAAACTGTACGTTTGCCTCTGCTTGACTGTTAAAACTTACATTCCATTTTGCACCGTCATATTCAATAATGTCATTGGCATTCGCAATAACTTCACCCCAAGCAGGAGAAAAATCTGAATTAACTGCACCAATATTATCAATAATCAAATAACGTTGTCCGGCAGATGCAGTTGGTAAGCCAGCATCAGGTCCTTTATGTTGTGGATTGATGATACTGTTAACTGAACCAAGAGTATTCTGTGGTAATGTGTCAGTATCAATATTATAAGTTAGTAATCTATCATCAATAGGATTTATACTGATTGTACCTACAATGTCTGTATTCATATATGGGTTCTGTAACCAAATCTGACTGATACCTGATTTAACTTCTCCATATACGTTTAAGAACGCACTCCATTTGATATCAGTAATAGGATTTTGTTCTGGGAAATTGATATCACTGTTGGGTGGAGTAAAAGGTTCATTTTCGGGTAATATTTGTAATGTGTTATTGATTAAGAATATCTTATAACCATAAGGTGTGATTTTTTGTCGTGTGCCCAATAACAAATGGTCATCTTGCATGTCTGTAATTGCGTGACCTTTAAAAATGCTTGCAATAACTTTATGAATAACACCCATTTTCTTAGCCTTAGCACTAGCACTAATCCATATAGGCATATAGAATTTCCAACTCATAATGTCAATAGGATTACCTGACCCCATTGGAATTTGTCTACTACTAAATGTCAACCCGTCTTGATATACAACTGACAAACTTGTCCAGTCAATAAAATTATCAGTGCTTTGAATCTCCATACTTGGATTAAACAATATACCAAGTTGTTCAATCAACTCTAATTTTTGTTGATAGTTTGTTGTCCAAAAGTCTACATTGATACGTAATGTATATGGAACAGGCATTAATCGTTCAACAGTGAATGCATCACCTTGTACATTTTCAAATGTTTGAGTATCCTGATTAAATGCTCTACGGCGAACAGTCATCTTATCAACGAATGTTGGATCCTGTGTACGTCTTTGGTCGTACTCTAATCCAGTTACATAATATGTAATCAACGGTGCACTAGGAAGACTACTAGGGCTGTTGTTTGCTTGTATGACAGAAGCTTGGCGACTAGAATCACCGTATTGAATGGGTACACGAACAATAATATCATTACCTGCAGGGTCTTTGCCCTTAGTAACATTCCAGTCACTAAAGATTCTAGCAAACTGAATTAAAAATCTGCGTATTTGATTGTCGTAAAAGTAATTTGCCATTGATATCCTTAATCAGGCGTAATTTTAAGTATTGATGATAGACCTTGCAATTCATTGATAGCACTTCCGTCAACTAATGTTGTTTGATTGTTGTTATTTATGAAGCTATTCAATAGGCTCTGATTATCTGTGCTATTGAAGCCTGTATCTGTTTGTACTTTCTCAGATATACCAATCCATAAACTACCATCCCAACGGAATAGTTTCTGAGGTGCATAGTCTAAGCGCAAGAAATAATCTCCTACTTTTGGATTATCAGGGAAGGTAATTCCTGATCCAAAAGGTATTCCGTTTGGTGCTGTTCCGTCTCCTACCATATAACCACTTGTATATCCTAATCCTCTTGGTGAAGCCTCTCCCACAAACGTGAATCTTGGATCCTCGTCTGCTCTAAAGTCCATGATGTTAACATCAACAATTGTTCCGGTAAAGCTAGGTAACGATGGGTCTTGGTCAGCAGTTGCATATGTGTTATCAGTTGTACCATAAGGTGCTGTAATATCACCTAATGCTTTTGCAGTCAACACAATAGTCGGTTCTGTACTACCGCTACCGCTTGCTGTTTTCTCTGGCTCTATTTTTGCTAACTCTAAACTTAATTTAACAAAAGCTTTTAGCAGGTCGGATGCTTTAGCCTGTGAATTTATATCTTTAAGTGCAGAGATTGTAATTCTAATAACAGGGGAATTATTATAATCTGCTAAAGTAACTACACCTGGTCTTGGTGCAATTTTAGGAACTGTAACATTCTTTGGAGTTGCCGGTTTGTTGTTAGTATCGGTTGGTGCAACATATAATTGACTACGATTATACCCTGAGCTAGGTAATTGACGTTTAGCCTCATCAATCATTGCTTGATTGACTTTAATATTTTGATTGTAACGACCTAATATGTCTTTCAAATTGTCTGCCGCATCTAATTCCCAATACGTTGTATCAGTGCAGGGTGTACCAATTGGTACATTTGTTTTTGCAATGTAGTTTTTATTACCATAACTAACTACATACCCCGGAGGATAAGTAGCAGTCTTATCCCAGTCACCTAAATAAGTGTCTGTGTTTGTAGGTTGCTTTAATATATTACTAAACTCCTGACTATCTACTAACGGCTCACACTTGACACGCCATAGATGAGGGTACCAAGTAGCACTAAAACCTTCACTTGCGAAGTTAGCATCAGTTATTTGATAATATCTACGCAATGATGTTGGTATCAATTCATTTAATGGATGATAGTCTGTTAGATGCGGTAATTCAAACACATCGCCAACCATCAACTTGCGACCTATCAATTCAATCATCCTATTGTAATGTACTGTTACAAAGATAATGTCATTGTTCAAAAACAATCCAAACTGACTTAAGTCAAAGTCTAAGTTTGCAACATTATAATGACCACGCAATCTATAGATATTGGTATCATACTTGCGGTCACGATTTTCTAAGAACAACAAGTCTTGTATCTTAGTCGGGTCTGCACTTGTGTATTGTGGTTGAGATAAATCTCTGCTAGGACCTGAATCCATTACACCTAAGTATTTGTGTATATACAAATCGGTTCCTCCAACGTCAAACATTTCTGATATATTCTTATCAAAAAAGCGATAATCGTTGGATTTTTGACTACGGTAAAGGGATAGTTTCGGCATATTACTAGTATTTATCGTAAAGTATTACCGTTTTGCACTTGACAAATAATGGACAATCATATATAATAATGAAATCGTAACAGGAGTAACTATGGCAACACGCAAACCCAAAGCAACATCAGACCACTTTATTAAAGCACTGAATCCTCGGGATGCAGACCAAAAGTACATGGGTGATGAACCCTACTTCCCATTGCAACCCACTAGTACTGGTCGCAAACTTATATTGAGTACAAGTTTCACATGGTACAATCGTTTCTATGGTAAAAAGGATGCTAAAGAACTATTGTGTCAGTATTTGGATCATCATGACCGAACTGCTGATGCTAAGTATTTGCGTAAGGTACATGAATCCGAATTCGTTATGACATTGTGCTGGTTAGCACGTATGAGTTTACGTGGTCTTGAACTGCTTGACCAGGAAGAACATACCCTAGAAAATGAAATTGCACGATTACTGAAACTGGTTCACAAGCCCGAAGTAGTAAAAGAGGTAGCACCTAGCAATCGTCCTAACATTCAGGAATTGATGCGTGAAAAAGCCGGTGAGGCAGCAGGTGAACTTGAAGGTTTACTTGACGAGTACATGACAACAGGTAAGACCACACAAAAGGTCGTTGATATTGTCGCAAAATTCAATGTCATGCCACAGCATATTCCTATCATTGTTGAGATATGGAAACGCAAAGCAGAAGAATTTGCTGAGTTATCAGAGGGTAATGACAAAGACTTGAACGAGGCTTATGCTTTCTTAGGCAAAGTACAAGTACGTAATCTTATTAAATTTGTAGATAATGTTCTAGGTGACTTGAACAGCTATATCTCAATTAAGAAAGCAAGCAAAGCACCTCGCAAACGCAAGGCAGTTCCTGTTGAGAAGATTGTTGCTAAACTCAAGTACTTGAAAGAATTCAAGGATCCAGTTAACAAACTTGACTTGATTAGTGTGCATCCAACTAAGTTGCATGGTGCAAGTGAGGCATGGGTCTATGACACTGCAAAACGTAAAGTGCATCACTATCTTGCAGACGAGTATAGCAAGGTATTCACTGTAAAGGGTAATACGATTCTAGGTTTTGATAGCAATACAAGTGAAATCAAAACATTGCGTAAGCCCGGTGAGCAAATTAAAGAACTAATGGGTAGCAAGCCTGCGGCACGTAAGTACTTTAAAGAGATTAAAGCAGTAGCAACTGCGCCTAATGGTAGGTTCAATGAGAATATGATTATTTTGAAAGCATTCTAACATGACAGATATTGAAAAACGAATGTCAGAGTTGATAGAACCTATCGACCGACAGATTATGATGTGCGATGACCGACGTGATTTGCTTATGCTTAATTGCGCTATGCTACAACGAGTGATTGAACTCTTTGATATGCTTATCGGTGAAGAAGGTAGAAAAACAATGTTAAAGGATAAAGTATGAGTGTAGATTTAAACAAATACAGTGATTTTGTTAAGGCTGTTACAAGTCAACCAAGTAATGAATTGACAACTTTTATGAATCGTTTAGATGAACTTGACGGTAGTTTTAACTCTGCTACTGACACACATGGACCTGATATTAATGTTCCGTTGTTGCTTACTGCATGTCTAGGGTTAGCGGCAGAGTCAGGTGAGTTTATTGAGATTCCTAAAAAGATGTTCTTCCAAGGTAAGCCCCTAACTGATGATAACGTGTTTCACATGAAACGTGAACTCGGTGATATCATGTGGTACTGGATTAACGCTTGCAGGGCACTTCGCCTAGACCCTAATGAAGTCATTGCTGAGAACGTAGAGAAACTTAAAGCACGATATCCCGGTGGTGAGTTTAACGTGTTTAACAGCGAAAATCGCAAGTCCAACGATATCTGATATCCCTGTTTACCTGATAAATACATATAATCAGGTAAACAAATATGGCAACAGCACTTTCCCTACATGAATTAAAAGAAGGATTATTTAAAAGTCTAGAATTGCGTCTTGGCGGCGGAATGATAGATTTAGAACTTGATCCTGAGCACTACGAAGCGGCATACAAGTATGCATTACAAGTATATCGCCAACGTGCTCAAAATTCTACAATAGAAACCTATACATTAATGACGTTGACAGCACATGTCAACACTTATACTCTTCCCGACGAGTATGTTGGAGTCAGGCAAGTCTTTCGTAGAACAATTGGTTTAGAGACAGGTCCTAGCTCTAGCAGTTTTGACCCGTTCAGTAGTGCTATTCTTAATACATATTTGCTTAACTATAACTTTGCTGGTGGTTTAGCAACTTATGATTTCTATGCAGGATATATTGAGTTAGCCGCACGTATGTTCGGTGGATATGTGGTATATACATTTAACCCTGTGACAAAACAAATCAAATTAGTACGTGATGTTAAAGCTACCGGTGAACAGATATTGATTTGGGCTGATATGCAACGACCCGAAGCTGAATTATTACAGGATCCTGGCTCTGGAGTTTGGATAGGTGACTTTACATTAGCTACATTAAAATTAGCATTAGGTGAGGCACGTGAAAAGTTTGCTAGTTTAGCAGGTCCAGGTGGCGGCACTACATTAAATGGAACTGCACTTAAATCTGAGGGAACTGCATTGCAGACACAACTCATTGACGAATTGAAACGATATGTTGACCATAGTCAACCATTGACATGGATTCAAGGTTAACCTAAATACTAGCATATGTCATCTCAAAGTAATACAATCAGTACTACAGGAGAACGTATGATTATAGGAGTCACAGGCTTAATCGGAAGCGGCAAAGACACAATTGCCGATTATCTAGTAACAAACCACAAATTTAAACGCATTAGTTTTGCATCCAGTCTAAAAGATGCAGTGTCAAGTGTTTTTGGTTGGGACCGAGAAATGCTTGAAGGTACAACAAAGAGCAGCCGCAAATGGCGAGAACAAGTTGACCCTTGGTGGAGTGTCCGACTAGGCATTCCCGAACTTACACCACGCTGGATATTACAGCAATGGGGCACAGAAGTATGTCGTGCTAACTTCCATGATGATATTTGGGTAGCAAGTGTAGAAAACAAACTACGTCAGACTAAAGACGATATTGTAATCACTGACTGTAGATTCCCCAATGAAGTCAATGCTATCAAAAATGCAGGTGGTATTACTCTACGAGCAAATAGAGGTCCTGAACCTGAATGGTATGATGCGGCAAAAGCATACAATCTAGGACCAAATGGTAATAGTTTATGGTCACTGAGCAAATCTAAGTTAGATAAAGCCAAGATTCATGCAAGTGAGTACAGTAGTGTTGGGCTAAATTACGATTACCAGATTGATAATAACGGTTCTATTGATGATTTACACACTAGAATCAGTCAACTTCTAAGTCACCACGACGCCAAGGAACGTCTTTCCGCTTAACTACTTCAATACAGTTAAGACATACAGTGCGTAAATTATTAAATGTAGTATGCTCTAAGTTTCCATCTATGTGAAACACTGTAGTTTGACTGGGATATAAACTTCTAAAGCCACATAAATCACATGTGGCTTTTTTCTTGTATCCCGCTTTTTGCCAACTAGGTTCTCTTGGCTTAAGCTTATTCTTCTTACGACCACATTCATCACACATGCTACGATAATGTGTTACTCCGTCACGTTTATAATTTACGGCAGTATTATTCTTTCCGCATGTTTTACATATAGGTCTCATCAGTTATTTAGCTAAAGAACCTTCGAAGGTACGCTAATTGACCGTTTTTTAGTATTATTGCTAAATATTAATACGACTAGGGCGTTAACCCTCACAATCATAACATAAAGGAAATCAAAATGGCATTAGTATCACCAGGAACGCAAGTAACAATTATTGACCAAAGTCAATATTTACCAGCCGCTTCTAGTTCTGTACCCCTATTATTAGTAGCAACAGCTACAAACAAATTAAATGCTGCCGGAACAGCAGTAGCTGCCGGAACAACGGCAGCAAATGCAGGTAAATTATATCAGATTACAAGTCAACGTGACTTGACAACATTGTTTGGTAATCCGTTCTTCTACAAAACAACAGGCGGAACACCAATTCATGGATATGAATTAAATGAATATGGTTTATTGGCTGCTTACTCATTATTGGGTATTACAAATCGTTGCTATGTTTTAAGAGCAGACGTTGATTTAGGTAGCTTAGTTGGTACATTGGTTCGTCCAAAGGGCGATCCAGTAGACGGTACTTACTGGTTAGATACAACTAATTCAGCATGGGGCATCTATGAATTTAATGCTTCTACTGGTAAATTTGTTAACAAAGGTCCAATCGTTATTACAGAAGATGCATTGTTAGACGGTGCAGGAGCTCCGTTAACTAGTGTTGGTAATATTGGACAATATGCAATTGATTCTTTATATCAAGCATCTAGCAATCCTATAAATGACGGACAATATTGGTACAAAGCACCAAGTAATGTTTGGGTAAGATTAGGTTCACCTGAATGGAAAAAGTCTATCCCAGCAGTAGTTTCAGCAGTACCAATGAATTCACTAGTAAACGGTATGTTCTATATTACATACAATGTAAATGGTGTCAATGAATTTACTACTACTGTAGATATCGGAACAGGTACTACTGTAGGTGATGTTGCTGACACAATCAACGGTTTAGGTATTTCATATTTAAGTGCTAACGTAGTTCAAGGACGTTTATGTATATACTCAAGCAGTCCAGAACCATTTACTAAATTAACTTTTACTGCTGACAGTTCTTCTCCTAACATCTTAGATAGTGATTATCTAGGTATTAGTTCAACAACAGTTTACTGGCAACCAGCAGTTCAATATGGTACATCAAGTCAAATGCCATTATGGACATCTAAACAAGATACACCAAGACCAACAGGTAGTGTATGGATTAAAACAAGCACACAAGGCTCTGGTGTTAATTTAGTACTATCACAGTTTAAGAAAGCATCTGGAACATTTGTATCTAAGAAATTAACAGTATTTGCATCAATTGATGAAGCAAATTATAAGTTAGACTCAGCTGGTGGTAAGAACATCGCTGCTGGAACAATCGTTGGTGATTTTGGATATGAAGCAGTATCTCCAGGAAGTCCTATGTACTTCTATGAAAGAGCATTTGCAGGTCCTACAATTATAACTGGTACTACACCATACCCAACATTTGCACAAGGTGCAAGTTTTATTGTAGTAGTTAGTGTTCCTAATTCATTAAATGGTTCAAGTGTTTATACAGTTACTTTACCAAGTTCAGGTTCACCCGGACCTAATGAGTTTGTAACAGCATGGACACAACAAAATATTCCTTATACAACTGCTAAAGTTGTTAATGGTTATATTCAATTGACACATACTGAAGGCGGTGAAATACTAATGGGATTGGCTGGTAATAATACTAATCCTACAGTATTGAACACAGCAGGTTTTCAACCAGGTGTAAATCCTAAAGTTATTAAAGGTACTGTAGCTGGCGCAAATGCAACAAATGCTCCTCAGTATTCAAGCAGTAATTCTGGTTCAGGTGCATACTTTAATGTAAGCGCAATTGGTAATTATTATCGTGTAAACAGCATTGTCTCTGGTGGAACAGGATATAGTGTTGGTGATACAATTACTGTAAGAGGAAGCAGTTTATTTGGTACTAACGGTACACATGATTTAGTAGTTAAAGTTGTTGAATTAGTTCCTACAACTACAACAATTCAGTCTGTTGCATATGTATCAGGTGCACCTAACATGGGTTATTTGTATCAGTTAACAAACTGGAAGAGAATTACTTACGTTGCAAACGAAGGTGCTCCTTATGCAAACCCTCCGCAGAACACTAACTGGTATTACAGTGCTGTTGACCAAGTTGATATCATGGTACAACGTGGTGGTGTATGGAAAGGTTACAGAAACGTAGCATATGAAAGTACAGGACATCCTGTATCTGCTGGTAACCCTGCACCAAATACAACTGATGTGAATGGTGTTATTATGGCAACAGACGCACCAGAAACACAAAGTGATGGTATTACAGCATTACATTACGGTGATTTGTGGTTAGATACTAATGATTTAGAAAACTATCCAGCATTATATCGTTGGCAAGCAGTTGAAGGTGTTGATAAGTGGGTTATGATTGACAACACAGACCAAACAAGTTCAGCAGGTATCTTGTTTGCAGACGCACGTTGGGCAACAAATGGAACAACTGATCCAGTAAATGATCCGATCCCAACAACTAAGAGTTTACTAACAAGCAATTACTTAGATTTAGATGCACCAAGTGCAAACTTGTACCCACAAGGTATGTTGTTATTCAACACACGCCGTTCAGGATACAATGTAAAAGCATTTAAGAAAGACTGGTTCTCAGCAGCCAAGTATCCAGATTCACAATTACCTGTTGTAACAAATGCATGGGTAAGCGTAAGCGGATTGAAAGCAGATGGTTCTGCATACATGGGTCGTAAGGCACAACGTAATCTAATTGTTCAAGCTATGAAGGCAGCAATTGGTACAAGCATGGCAGTTCGTGAAGAAGATACATTTATGAATCTAATTGCAGCTCCTGGTTACCCAGAACTACAACCTGATATGGTTGAATTAAGTAATGAAAGAAACAACACTGCATTCGTTGTTGGTGACACACCAATGCGTTTACCAGATGATGCTACTGAAATTACAGCATGGGCTAACAATACAATGAATGCTACTGCTACAGGTGAAGATGGATTAGTTGGACGTAGTGAGTATATGGGTATATTCTATCCAAGCGGTATTACTACAGATTTGACTGGCGCGGCAGCAGTTGTCCCAGCAAGTCACATGATTCTACGTACAATTTTACGTAACGATACAATTGCTTATCCTTGGTTAGCTCCAGCAGGTACACGTAGAGGTACAATTGATAATTGTACTAATATTGGTTACATTGATGCGATGACTGGTGAATTCCAAGTAGTTAAGAATCGTAACAGTATCCGTGACGTATTGTACAGTAATCAAATCAACCCAATGGCATTCTTTACAGGCGTTGGTTTACTAAATTATGGTAATAAGACAAGTAAAGATACAATGAGTGCATTGGATCGTATTAACGTAGCTAGATTGATATGTTATATCCGTGAACGTCTACAAGTTGTAGCTCGTCCGTTCATCTTTGAACCAAACGATGCTTTAACACGTAGTCAAATACAAGGTGTTGTACAAACATTGTTTATTGACTTAATTGCAAAACGTGGTTTATATGACTTCTTAGTTGTATGTGATGACAGTAATAATACTGCTGACCGTATCGACCGTAACGAATTGTATATTGATATTGCAATCGAACCTGTCAAGGCAGCAGAATTTATTTACATTCCAGTTCGTATCTTGAATACTGGTGGAATCGCTAAATTAAAATAAGATAAATATATTTAAGGAGACATAAACATGGCATCAGTATCAGCGGCATTATTTAACATGACAGTGGGGGCAGACAATGCGCCGAGCGCCCAAGGTCTGTTGATGCCCAAACTACAATATCGTTTCAGAGTATTGTTTGATGGATTTGGATTAGGTGGTGCAACATCAGAATTAACCAAACAGGTTATTGATGTTGCAAGACCTCAAGTACAGTTCACAGAAATTACAGTACCAATTTACAACTCAACGTTGTATTTGGCTGGTAAACATGCTTGGCAAACGACTACAATCAATTTACGTGATGATGCTCAAGGCAACGTTGCTAAATTAGTTGGTCAACAATTACAGAAACAAATGGACTTTGTTAACCAAGCAAGTGCAGGCAGCGGACAAGACTATAAGTTTACAGTTCGCTATCAAGTACTTGATGGTAACAACGGTGCAAGTGCTCCTGGTGTATTAGAAACATGGGAATTATATGGATGTTTCTTACAAACAGTTAACTATAACACATTAAACTATGCAACAAACGAAGCAGTTACAATTGCTTTAACTGTTCGCTTTGATAACGCAGTTCAATCTCCAGTTGATTCAGCTGGCGTTGGTATTAATGTTGGTAGAGGTGTTGGTACATCAGTCACTGGTTTTGGTAGCTAATATCTAACATCAAATGGCTGGACTTTTTGAGCAAATCATAGGAGAATCCCCTAGTAGTTTCATTCATGGAATTTCTAAGGGATTTTTCAGTAATGACTTTCTACGTGATTACCAACACGCATCAAAAACATTTAGGTCAGCAGGGTATGCAAACAGCCCTAAATACAAATTTCTCTTTCACGTATACTTTGACATAAATCCACAATTAAATGCTCCAAACATTCCTTATGGATTAACTGTAAAGACTGTTGATTTACCTAGTTATACATTTGATACTCATGTAATGAATCAGTATAATCGCAAACGTGTAATTCAAACTAAAATCAAATATAGTGATATCAATATAACTTTCCATGACGATAACGCAAACACAGTGCGTAACATGTGGTATAATTACTATACATATAATTACAAAGATCCTGGCAACTTTACAACTGATGGTAAAACTAAAACAAGCTATCATGGTGTAAGACTAAACCAACAAAGAAATATATATGATAACTTAGACACAGCCAACGAAGGAATTTCTTGGGGCTACGATGGAAGTCGTAGTGAAAACAGTGATGGTTTCAAACAAGACTTTTTTAACGTAATTAATATCTATGGATTCAATCAAAATAGTTTTGTTTGCTATCAGCTAATCAATCCTATTATTACAAGTTTCAAACACGATAGTTATGACTATGCACAGTCTAATGGTACAATGACTAACACAATGACTATTGCTTACGAGTCAGTAAAATACTACGAAGGTGGTATTGACGGTAAAGCATTACTATCCGGTGGAGGCGGCGGAAACGCAACTACTGATGACTTTGTGTCTGGTGGCGGATATGACAAAACACCAAGCCCATTAGGTTCAGCAGTGTCATCTAGTATCATGGGTCCTAATGGTTTGCTAGATAGTGCAGGTGGTGTGCTGTCTGATATTCAAAATGGTAATTATTTAGGTGCACTGAAAAAAGCAGGAAGCATTGCACAAACATTTAATAGTAAATCTGGTATTGTTAATGCAATTAAGAGTGACGTAAAGAGTTATGTAGCACCAGCATTAGCACAACAAGCACAGTCAGGTGCAAAGGCACTATTCCCTTCAGGAAAGAATAGTACGAATAACCCATCAACAATACAATAATATCATGGCAACTACAGTAGATTCAAGCAAGAACACGATTAAAACATTTGATGAAGTCTATAATAATTCATTAAATATCAATGGTGCAGAATATGATATTGTCTATAGCTATTTTAGAACTATATCTACTTCAAATACAATAGCAAGTAATTTTACTTTATATTTGTTTAGAATTTCTGCCGCAACAGGAATTTCAGTAATTGAATTACTAGATAATTTTAAAGGTAAACCGTCATTTCAAGTTACAGGTGAAATGGCTTATTATCTTAATACAATGAAATCTAATGCTACATTGTATGGCATAACACAATTGCCAACTCCTAATCAACCTATTCAACGCAACATCGTAGTATGAGCAAGTTTGCCCAAGGTATCTTTGAAGTTAAAAATCCAGAGAAATATTTAGGGAATCACAAACCTAAATACAGATCGGGTTGGGAAATGACCTTTATGATGTTCTGTGATAACAACAAGAGTGTTATTAAATGGGCAAGCGAATCAATTCGTATTCCTTATCGTCATCCATTCACAGGTAAAGTCACTACATATATACCTGACTTCTTTATCGTCTATCAAAACAAACATGGACAAACAATAGCAGAAGTAGTTGAAATCAAGCCTAAGAAGCAAAGTCTTATTGAAAGCAAAGCGGCAAATGCAAGAGATAAGATGGTAGTTGCAATCAATCATGCTAAGTGGCAAGCAGCCAATGCATACTGTAAAGCACAGGGGTTTAGCTTTAGAGTAATCACCGAAAACGACTTGTTTTACAACGGCAGAAACAAGTAATAAATACTGCTATATGGAAGCAGTATGACCAAAAAACTAACAGAATTATTTGAACTAGCAGAAGACAATTCCTCAGTGAATGAGGAAATGATTCAGTCTGCTGAAGCAGATATTATCACGCAAGAAGCGTATGATACACTACAAAAGATAGAGAATGCATTGCCTCAAGTGCGCGGGTTAGAAGCCAGCGATACTGAGATGGATGAGTTAGCTAAGTCAGCCACAGATAGCTATAAAGACTTGATGGATTTAGGTATGCAAGTGGATAGTCGTTTTGCAGCCGAGATATTCAATAGTGCAAGCAGTATGCTAGGACATGCTATCACTGCTAAGACTGCAAAGATTAACAAAAAGCTGAAAATGCTTGATTTACAGCTTAAAAAAGCACAATTAGACCACAAGATTAACAGTAAGACAGAAGAAATTGAGTCTACTCCGTTGGGTGAGGGTAGCTTAGTAGACCGTAACGAACTACTTAAGACTATATTAGCCAACAATAAAAAAACGTAAAAAAGATAAATATTACATAGGAAAACATAATATGAAAAGCCTTCGCTCTTATCTAACAGAAAGTGTACGTACATACCGTTACACTATCAAAATCGCCGGTGATGTAGACAAAAACTTTGTTGAGATGTTCAAATACAACCTGAACAAATTTGATCCTGTCTCAGTCAGTGATCCAAAGTCTACACCTATTGTGAAATCTCCAGCAGGTTTCCCTCACTTAGAAAATGAAGCAGTTCACATCATTAAAGCTGAATTCAAATATCCAGCAACAGAACCTCAAATTCAACAAATTGCTCAGTTATTAGGCAAGAATATCAACACAGTTAGAGTTATGACAACTGACTATGATGATAGCATCAATGCAGAGAATGACAAGTATGCAAATCAAATCTCTGATGAAAAGAAAAAAGCCTTACTAGACACACCTGAACTAGAAGATAACGGCAAAGAAGCAAGCAAAGAATATGCAAATCAATACTTAGATAAAGTACTTCCTAAGAAGCCAAGTATTGATATTCCTTTCTCAGGTAAGAAAACAGCAACAGTTAAAAACACATCCAAAGATGGCATCCAAACAAAGAGTCCAATGTCTAACATGAAAAGACCACCAAAGCCATCTACTGGAGCACACAAATGATTGACTTTAACACAAGCCAACTGACTTGGATAGTAATAGGTGCATGTAGTTTAGGTGGCACGGGCTATCTTACCGTCAATTCTAACATGGCAACTATAGATAAAAAAGTTGAAATATCTAATACTAAAATGGACGACATGTCCGTAAGAGTTGCTGAACTTCAAAAACAACTAAGCCGTATTGAAGATAAGTTAGACAAGAGAAAATGAACATAAAAGAAATTATTATCAATGAGGCAGGGGGTTTTAAGCCTTCTTCACCTCCTCCCCGTGATAGTGATAGCCCATCTGCCTTTAAACAAGCCGCTGACACTGTTGGTGGGTTTGTTAAAGATGTCGGCAATGATATGTACGATACTGGTAAATTAGTATATGATGCTGGAAAAGACGTAGGGACTACTATTGGTAATGCGATTAGTGATCCAAAACAAGCCGCACAAGATTTAAGTAAATGGAAAGACAAACAGGGCGAAAAAATTAATTGGGCGTTAGACAATCCAGGACAGGCTGCAAAGGCTGTTGTTCAAACAGCTAAAGATTCCGCTAGAGCAACATCTAACGCCGCAACTTTAGGTTTAGCTACACCGGCATACGCTGGACTAAAATCAGCAATTAAAGGTACGCCATTTAAAGACGAATGGCAAAAACAAGATGATGCTAATCAAGAGGCATTTAAAAGAAGTCCAATATCCTCTACTGTAGGAACTATAGGTGGAACTTTCATTGACCCTGTATTCATGGCAGGTGCTAAAGCAGGAAAAGCAATTGTAAATCCATTGCTTAAATCTATTCCAAAATCAACTACACTTGCTGGTAAAGCAAAACGAGCAGTACCGACTTTTGCCGCATCACAAACTACAGGGTTTGCGGCAGATAGAGCAGGCTATAATGCCGCAAACGCTGGACAAGAAAAAGCCGCAAAAGAACTTTATGCACCGGAAAAAGAAATTAATGAATTGCAAAAATTAGCAGGACGACCAGTGTCAGAAGGTGATCCTCATATTGAAGGTGGTGGTATTCATGCCCCAAGAAGATTTACACCTATGGCTGATATAGGTAATTTAGATCCAAATGCAAGAACAGCACAGGGACGTAATCCTAGTGCAAGCTATCAAGAAAGAGTAAGAGCCGCACAGCAACAAAAAGATGCGGCAAAAGCATCAGGTCCAGTAGATCCAAAACATATTAATGATCCGGAAAGAGCGGCACAACAAAAACAAATTCAAGCATTATCTGATAAGATGGCTGCACAAGAAAAGGCAGCATCAGATGCTAAAACTAGGTCAAGAGCTATGAAAATAGCTGCCGGTACTGCCTTAGTTGGTGGCTCATTATATCTTAAAGATAAATTAAAACCTGAAACTAAGTGGGATGATCCAAGCGAAGATCCCTTTATGCAAAAATATAAAGCCGATCAAGCTGCCGCAAAAACTTCAGATAAACAAGAAACACCTGCAATAAATACTACTAGCACACCGCAATCAACTGATACTGATAACGGTAACATGTTCAGTAAAGAAACATTTAAGACAAATGAAAGCAGTAGTGAATTGAACAGAATAAGAGATTTAATAGGTTATAGGAAATAAAAATGAAAATTAACGAACTTAACGAAGCTGAACTTCCGCATCCAGAAGGTGGACATATTGGGCCTGTCAAAAGATTTACCCCGCCGGCAGTAGTAAAACCCAATGCAGTATCTACAAAGGTTAACACTCCTAAAAAGGTAGATCCAAATGTTATTGACGTTACAGCTAAAGAAAAATTTCCTGTAGCAAATCAGCAAACAGGACCTAAGGCAGTA